TACAAAATAAGTGGGTGTGCAATAAAGCACACCCACTATTAAATTAACTATTAATAAATTGAATTTCAAACGCTATAATCTTAAAAGGTTTGGTAAATTTCGCCGGTATTTTATGAATAAGTTTCTTATCATAATTTGCCAACGATGTACCATTAAATAATGTTTGTCTAACCTTTCCACTCTTACGTGTTCCAAATTTCAAAGATTTATTAATAATTTCTTTAGGATCGTTTAAATTTGATCCAGTTTTTGTTTTATAATATCTTGTTCCAGCGTGTAATAAATTGTTTGGTCGCATTGAGTCTGATGTCTCATTGGACGCCGATTCAACAATAGTTGATGTTAAATTCTTATTGGTTTTATAACCGCGATAGGAAATATCATCAAACATAACTTCTGCCATCTTGCTAGCTTGGAAATTTGCTTTCGGAATATGAAACGGCCCATATGTATATTCTTCGCCCTCATATTCGATTGTATATTTAAATACAGCATTCCAAGTGTCAACGATATTATCATATTTGACTAATTCGTTCTCTAATAAGAAACTTCCAGATTGAACATCTTTTAAAACATAATCGTCAAACTTAAACACACCGTTAATATAAGTGTCGCCAAATGCGTTAATGATGTATACGTTATCACCAAGTTTACTTACACCAACGTTACTAAGTCTATTAACATTCATGTGTTTTGTTTTATCACTGACTACTTCGGACGTGAATACAACTTCTTTATCTTCTATCGTGTGTATATATTTGTAAGCTTTAATTGTGTTTCCAGATAATGTAGAAGACATATTGTTTCTAGTTATTTCAAACACATGTAAACTAGGAGAATTAAGATTTCCAAGATTAGAAACGTTGGTTGCACCATTTACATTTATTGTATCTGAAGGTCTATTGTATAATAAAACAAAAGCATTGGCGTTCCAATAATCTACAAACGTATCATACTCACCAATATTATCAACGATTCTGATATGACCAAAACTATTATTTGCTGGGTCAGTATTTAAGAAAATATCTGTTAATCTATAATTGTGTATAGAGTTAGCTATTTCATCCGGAACACCTAATTTTTTTATCTCAGCTACAAATTTTGTTCTAATCTCATTTATGCGTTCTGTAGAGTTGGTTATACGTAATACACCGTTCGTATCTATATAAAACGAAATATTCATAGGTTTAAAATACGGTGTCATTATTTGTGTCGGAGTTTCGTTATAAGAATAATCTCCATCACCCTGAGATCTATACAATTGATAAAATGCAACCGGATCTTGAATAATTGATGCTCTAGAATTAGTGGCTGTGACACTAGCTAATATACTAGAATCTGTACAGTTCGGATCGTTAGCTATTCTATAAGACGATAGTTGACTGTTCGATGTTATTTCCGTTAACGACACATAGTTAGTAATATCATACATACGACCTTCACTATCAGTTAAAATCCTTCGTTTTTCAACAGAATTCGTTTTATAATTTGGAACAAATAGTTCAAATTCATCCCAAGTATATATTGGATCAGCAGGTTCTATTGTGTTTATCTTAACACCAGAATATGTTTTTTCAAACACCTGTTTAGGTCCACTAGTTCTATAGTTTACGATATTTTTATAAACGTGTGGTCCATTGTATATTCTCCAATATGTACTATCATATCCAGGTATATTATATTTAATGGTGTCTTGAAAATATCTGTTTCCAACAGGTAACGATATTGAATCTGAACCGGTATAATAATTGATAAATTCAAAATCTGTAGCAGCAGAAGGTTTTGTACCAACTATAAGATTAGAATCGGTTAAGTTGATAGGATTTGTAACATGTGAAGATATTCCAAGAATATTATCATCGAGTTTACTTATATATGCCGATATAGCCTTCGTGTTTGTTGTTAAGTGTTGTAGACAGAATGTATCATCGCTATCTACCATAGGATAAAAAGTTGTACCGTATATAGCATTAAGCTCGGCTTCCGTTAGAGTAACACTATCGATGGTATTTATTCGTCTGAATGAATCTGTTATATTCTTTGAATAATATCCGTAAATCATATGTTTTTGCGATCGTGAGTTATTACTATTCACCCCAACTACAAAATTTTTAAATTCACGAATTTGTGTAAATATCAGATTATTCATAGAACTTTTACCGACACCACCATCTACAACCGTATCGACCGATTCACCAAGATATAAAATCGGATCGTATTGATATTTGTAATCATATTCTGGTAATAACAAATCGTTTTTCATTGGAGCGTCTGAGAACAATACATCACCTTTAATCACTTTTGGTAAGAAATATTGATTTTCTAACCTAATAAACGACATATCGTGTTCTGTTCTGTTTATATTGTGTTCTCCAAGGTAAGGATGGTATTCATAATCATAACAAAAATCTGTTGGGTTATTAAATATAGCATTATTACTCAATTTGGTTATAGAATGTGTGTTTCCAACATAAACCTTTCTAGAATCTTGTTCTTTAAGACCTATACTAGTTAGATATTTTTTAACACCGTTTTCATATATACTCAAATTAGCTTTAGTACCATTTGGAACAGCTCCAATTTCATAGATACCGACAGCAGGAATAATGTTTTTGATTATTTCTAGTTTTCCGATATTGGGTCCTATTTTTATTAACGCCGAATTATCGAATATTTGAGGATCACTATTACCAACACCGTTTGTTGTAATTTGTGATTTGATTCTTGTAATGAATTCTGTACTACGAGGATTAACGATATCAGAACCGTATACTATGTAAATATCATTGTCTTCAACAAATATCTGTTGTTGATTCAGTCCACGTTGGGCTACAAACGAATCTGTGGTAGTTATAGGTTGAATACCTCCTCCAGTTACCATATATCCTAAAACCGTATCGCTATTACAGAATAAGAACATTTCGTTTTGATTCGTTGATTTATTGAAACGTTTTGTAAATCCTTGATATTTATCGTTTTCTAGCGTTAATACGGTTGTCATTTCTTCAAACAAAGCGTTCGTTTGAATGACGTTTCTATATTTGTCAACCATATAGATTTTATCTATAAAGGGTTCAATATCTATAATATCTAATCCTGTTTTACGTTCAGTAACTTGGAGGTTGTTGTCTATTTCCCAAATAGTTTTACCATCTGTGTAAAATCGTCTACCTTGAGTTTCAAACACTTTTGTAAAATAACCATACACTTCATTCAAAACAATAGGATTATCTAGACTAACATTTATTCCAGTATCCGGATCAGCATAATACAATCTTCGACTAATTGATAAAGATTTACTACCGTTCTGATTAGTTATACTTGTTACATTATTTGGTCTTTCATAAAATTTAGAACCATCATCCATTATCCACAGGTCTAAATGGTCATTGTTGCTATCATTATACACAAGATCATCATCTACCATTTTGAAAAAGTCGGTACCAAGTCTATAATTCGTTCCGTCTTTTTTCGGATACGTCATCAGTACCCATGCGTCCCACACATATCCATAAACAAACTTGCTTCGTTTACTTATACTGTCGTTTCCAGATAAACTAGCTTCATTGAACATTTGTGCTAATATATCGAGAGCACCAAGATCAGTTTTATCAAATTCTTGTAGAATAAACAATTGAATTGGAATATTCATTTGGTGTGTCTGTTTACCTGTTTGCTGAGTTATCGAACGTTTAATATATTCAAAACCGATAAAATATTTATTATTGGAACGAATACCGACACCATATTTTACATAACCACCATTTGGCAATTTTGTTACAAACATAGGATACGCTATGTTGTCAATATTAGGATTGGTATATTTCCAGGTATTTGTATTTAATGGATATGTGTTTTTTTCACTATTGTTTCGTGATAAAAGTATAAACCATTCGTTCTTACGTGTTAATGGACTTACTATATTTAATATAGGATATTTATAAGTAAGTGTTACGTTTTTTATACCACAAGATGTTACAGGTGCTGAAGATTGATAGAATGTTCTATCGATATCTGTAGGTATTTCCAAGAAATCGTCAGATCGATATTTGTATTCAGCTAAAACGTATCGCTTAATACCATCATCCATCTTGTAATCTTCGGTATATCCATAAATCTTATCACCATGTTTAAAGAATTTTTGTACAGGTGCTTGATAACGAACTAATTCAAATTTACCAGTAGATTTTTCGTATTTATAAATAGTTTCATTTATATCAATTACCAACGCGACGTTATCTGTTACTAAAAACGTTTTTACGTTAATCGTAGCACTAGCTACCGATCCAGGTTTAGTTGTATCACGCATTAAAAATTCTTCTGTTATAGATCCTAATTCAGAACCTTCGGTAATAATACCTTTCATCAATGATATATTTTGACCATTTGATGTTCTTGGTACAAAAAAGAATACATCGTCTATAATTTCAATCTGTTCAATATAATGTAACGATGTAAATACTTTAGTTAATTCACTTCCAACACATTTGAAGATAGATTTATTACCATTAGCGGTTTCAGTATTACAATAAACGTAATAATTAGTTTTTTCGTTTACGGTTAATCTAACGATTGTATCAAAATGCCAAACCCCAGTCGATGTTAATCTATTATATGTATCGTTTTTATAATTATAATAAATTATATTCGTTGAAAACACATAATACGCTGACCCAAGATTATCTTCGTCATACACAACATTTCGTAAATCACCAACCCCAGAAACAGTATTGTCAAATATGTTATCTAATATACAAGTTGCTGGAATAAATAAATAGTTTATGTTATCTATTCTGGTGAAATATGTTTCAAAATCTTTATGATTAAATCTGTAAGAACTACCATTTGAAAAACGTAATACTGTATATATTCCGTTTGATTTTGACCACAACAAATTAGCATTGACACAGTTTGTACTAATATAGGCCGCAGCGTTTGATGTAGGTTTAACAAACGTTACACCGTCGTTTAATACTTTTATAGTGTATTTTTTAGTGTTTACTATAGCTGTTTCGGTTCCATGTTTTGCGAAAATTAAATCCATAGATGGGGGAATAAGTATATCGTCTTCATCTTTATCAAAACCAATAGTATAACTCGGCACGTATGTGTTTTTATGAATTCTGTTAGGATATTGAATAAATACACCACTTTCGTTAGAACCCGACAATATAGAACAGTTATAATTCATAAATGACGAATCATGTTTTGTTACATTCTGAGGAACTTCCCAATTCATAGGAAGTAACATATCTGATGGAGATCTGTATAGATTACCAAAATTATAGTTCTCTAAAGCGTGTTTATTTATATCTGTTGACGCACCGGTACCACCATCGATTTTTATCATTTGGTTGAGAGAAACATTGTGTCTATTTAATGCCTCTGTTGCAAACGTTATAACGTCGTCGTTTGTGTATTCACCTGGTGGTAGAGCATATATTGGTGCTTTTTTAAATTTTAAATTATAATCGTCACCAATTTCAGTAAAAGCTTTTTCAAAACCATAATAATCTTTTAAAGATTTGTTAAGCATACCTACATATACACGAGTTGAACTTGTGTAATCATTTGTATTTAAAAGTGTAGAAGCATTGTCCTCAGAATAGTCATATGTGAAAGCGTCTGGATCTTCACTAACGAGAGATCTATCTATACATGTTATCTGAACACGTATTTCTCGTTCATCAGAGTTATCTAATAATACCGGTTTTATGGTTTTGTAAGTAATGTTTCGTTTAGGATCATTGGGACCATCTACAGATTTTCCTTGCAAAGATAAATCTTGTGTCAGATCTGTAAACATAGAACTGTTGTCCGAAAACATTTTTTCAACTTCAACATCTCGTGTGTAATATTTTGTATCTACAGTTGTACCAGTATCATAGTTTTTATCCAAACGATTCGAATATTTCATTACAGAATATAATCGACCATTCTGTACTTTAAACTCAAACTTAATCCTTGCATCATAGTTTGTATAAACGTTGACCTTCCCACCCAGTATATTAGGAATACCTTCATATACGGTTTTTTCCATTGTGTTAGAACTTTTTACAATATATTTTACCGTAATATTATCACCGGTAGTTCTGATAATAAAAAATCTTATTTTTACAAAATCATGTTGGATCAGACTCTCGCGTTGTTCCCCAGAATACTCTGTAAACAACAAATCATAATCAACAATTTTAAGATATTTATTACTATCAAATCTCATATCAGTGGAAAACTTTAAACCGTTTGGTGATGTGGGATGTAATTTGTTTAATCTTACACCATTGAAAACAGGTCTAAAATCGTGATTATTATGGTTGAAATCATCGAGGATTTCTCCTCGTAGAGCGAAATGAGACAGTTCTCCTTGCTCTGGTAATTCCAACAAATTATTTATTGTATACCCCTCGATATGATTGTGGGTGTTTGCAACAAGTTGTGAAGCTAACCCGACTTTTTCATCAATAGAGTCTAAATTATTGTTTATTTCTTCAATAATATCGTCCAATTGTTGATTTATAGACGATGTTAAATCTGAAACAGTTTCATCCGATTTAAGTTCTGTAACTTTAGACCGGACTTTATTTTCATACTCTTTTGTGACGTAAAGTAAGTTATTTATATCTGCTGAGCTCATATGTCACTCCTTATTTTATAGTTTCATAATATATAGAAATGTCGATTCTAAGTAAAAACTACGATATAAACAGAGGGAGATAGTTCCCTCTGTTTATTAAATTGTTTCTGTAATATAGTTGTGAATTTCATAATATAGTCATAAAAATTTTTAACTTTTGGCTCAATACGTTCTATACGGATATTTTTTACTTTATATTGTTTTACACTTATACTAAGATTAAATTCATATTTATCGGTATCTCTCATACCTTTAAAATGTTCTCTAACAAAAATACCGAATCTAAGATTTCTTACATTTTGAGCTTTCAGTCTACTGACGTTCTCATTAGATACATCTACCTTTGTTATGATAATCTAATTTTTTATAATTTCCCCAGAAGTTATCGTTGTAGTATTTTTAACAATTGTTCCAACATCTTCATAACCATCTGGAAATTTATCATAAATTATCTCGTATTCTGGTGAAACTTTATTAGGATCTAAATACACTCGTATATATAATTTATCACCATCTATATTAACATGCGAATCTTCGGGATGTTATAATATGTAATTAATACTCTCATATAAAATGCCATATTTCTACTAGACATTTGGTATAATTCTTTATCGATAGGTGTTTTGTTGTCTATATAACCTATCGTATCTGATTTTGTTAATCGTTCAACGCTATCTATTATTGCCATTGTTACTAACTCCTCAATCAATTATATTAAGTTATCAAAATCAATATAAAGTGAGGGATTTATCCCCCACCTTATATCGTGTTTACGAATTTTGATTCTTTGGATTATTGATTATTAGGATCTATTCGATCGTAGTACAAGGTGGTTCATCCCGTAGGCGGTTCATCCGTAGGTGGTTCATCCGTAGGCGGTTCATCCGTAGGTGGTTCGTCCGTAGGCGGTTCTTCCGTAGGCGGTTCTTCCGTAGGTGGTTCTTCCGTAGGCGGTTCAACCGTAGGTGGTTCTTCCGTAGGCGGTTCAACCGTAGGTGGTTCTTCCGTAGGCGGTACAATATTTGAAATATCTTCGGGAATATTATAAGTTACAGTAATAAATACATCACCAGAACTCATCTTGATTTGCATATTGCTGAGAACGTATGTACCCTTAGAGGTTTGTGTAACACCAGTTTCCTTTTCAATACCGTCAAACAATGATGGTTTGATCTTAAACACTTCCAATGCTTCATAAACAGGCATAAGAACGTTGACCTCGAAGATAGATAGTTCTTCAACCATATTCGACGCTGTGGATGCGGTTCTAAATTTGTCATAGTCATAGATTTTTACAGTCCATACTTTCGTATTTACTTTCGATCTGTCTCTGAGATCGTTTGTAACTGTTGACTTCGCACTAATCCCGTCGTCTTTTCCATAATAATTCGTGTCAACATTCGACATCAAATAGTCCACGAACGGCTTAATACTTGTGAATAATTCGGAAACACTTGTCCCACCAGACGTTTGTGTGATCTTACTATATTCTTGTTTTGTTTCAGGATTTCCTGTGAGGAATCCAATTTTTGCAACAATAGATTTTTTTTCTTCGCCAGCATACAACGCGTTAAAGAATGTATCTTTACTTTCGCCAACAAAATATAATACGTTTTGTTCGTACATATAGCATTTTAAATTTGTTGTTTCAACCGTTTCCAATAACTGAATAGTACCTAAACTTTCAGCACTCATTGTTGGAAGTCGGTCGTAAAGAATATTGTATTCTTCTCCAACCTTTGAAGGACGGATAATAAGTTTTATATAAACTTTATCACCTTCGGTTCTGGCGTCGATGTCTTCAACGTATCTTTTTGCATATTTTTGAACAAGTTTACTCATATAATCACTTAAACCAGCAGTTACGACATATAGTGATTCATCTACGGGGATTTTACTATTCAAGATTCCCATCACACTTGACGTATTGGTTTTATCGAAATGAGTCGGTATTTGATTTCCCATAAAAAACTCCTTTTAAAATCAAAATTATTCTATAAAATATATAATAATGTCAGTGTAAAACATTTAAATTAAAATAATACATTTTATACGATTTACTATAATTTCGAGTATTAATACTCTGTATAAAACGTTTCAGTTGACAAATAAATATAACCGATAGTATATAAGAATGGAGAACTTTATGGCTATTAAGAAATTTAACTCAGACGATTATTATGATAATATTCCAAATACTATCCCATTAATGGAAAATATCCAGAATGAAGGTAAAATAAAAGATTCAGTAGCTGATATGCTATCGAATATAATCGATCAACAGTCGAAAGCAAAACGTTCCCAATATATGGATATGATTGGTGTAATGACACCTGTCACATATTATCAGACACAAGTCTCTTCACAAAACAACTATGCAACGGATGCTAGTAGTCCAAGTGAAATTGCAAGTTCTACTAAAAAGTTTAATAAAATTAATAATTTTATGGTTAAACTTGATGGTAGAGTCAATATGTCCAATGAGGGTGAAGAAGGGATCAAGGATTACTTTTATGATGGATCATTAATAATTCTTCCGAGAACTATAAAACCATTGGAAGGTGACCTGTTCGTAATGAAATATTACGATCGATATATATGTTATAAAATAGATCAGGTTGAATTAGAATCTTTTATAGAAGATTCAGGATTCAAATGTCAATATTCGATATATCGACAGGATTACGAACCAGATGCAAAACAGATTGTGAAAGAATATGTGTATTTCCATGAACTCGTTGGTACTTCATATAGACCCGTATTAACTTTACAAGAGTATCAGGATATAAAAGATTTTGAAGTCTTGTATACACATCTTTCTACTGTTTTTAACACCTTATTCTATGATAAAATCATAAATGGGTACGTTTATCGTGACTATGGAAGTGAGAATTTAGAGAAAATTATCGCGGACAATAATAATATAAAGACACTTAACGACTATAAAGGTATATATCGAGCACAATATGGTCCCGATCATCACCCAACGCTTGAAAAAGTTAGGGGGATACGAAAAGAAGATTATGCTTATGATAATTTTTTAAATAATTTTATTTATAGAAATAGAATATTTAGAAAATATGAAGGTATAGTCCTTTCGGTAGAACCAATGTTAGAAATAGACCGAGTTGCTTATAGACGTTCTATGTATGGTGCTTTGGAAACAAGAACTAATTCTAATCTTAAGAATATCTTTATCTATACTCCACATGTAGAATATCTACAACCTGGTGTTAATTCTTACTTGGTTGGGAAGAAAAATGTTATATATCGACACTTGAATTTTGATGACGATGGTAGAACCGATGAATTCTTTCCTCAAGTATTGACACAACAAGTGTTGTATACATCAGAAGAAGATTTGAGTTTATCGTGTAATTCAAAAGTATATAGTTCTTTAGATAACATGATTATTGAGACGGTTTCTAGATACATATACAAAAAAACAGATGATTTCGCTGATAGATTCCGATATTTGTTTGAAAATATCGATAATTTATATGAGGATTCTATAAGTTATAAAAACATCTTTTATTTGTTTCCGATGCTCGGATATGTTATTGAGAAATCTTTGCAAGAATTATATTCCGATAGAGTCGTTAAATCGAGTAACTAAAGAAATTTAGTTATATCAACAATTTACAATAGGAGTTATCAATAATGAAATTTCCTTATTTCAGTTTAGAAGAAGATGATCAAATTACTCAAAATGATACAATCTTCGACGATACCAAAAACGATCCTCTTGAAGACGCTGGTCAAGATCTTCAGACAGTAGATGTTGTTCCTACACAACAAGAAACAGGTCATAACCAAGCTGCATCAGCTGGTGGTGTTGTTGTTGGTGATGGTAACAAAACAAACGCTGACGATCTTGAAATAGATCCTGTCGCAGCAACAGAGTTATTTATTCGTGACCGATTTGGTCTCTCTCGAGAAGACCTTGAAGCAGGTGTAAATGAATTAATTGAAGACGCTGCTGAAATCCCAAACGCCGATACAGGTATGACGACAAAAGACGAAGAACTTGTTGGTGATGATGCGGAAGCGGCCGCTGTTGGTATGACAACTGTTACTGTTGTTCCCCCGGAAGGTGGTACAACTGTTACATCTGATCCAGAAGATGCTCCAACAATTGAAACGCCTACAGATGTCGCTACTCTTGAAGGATTGCGACGAATCTGGTCAATGGAAGAAGAATCATTCGATGAATCTGAATCCGGAGATTTGGGTAGTGCAGATGTTGAGTTTGATGTTAAAACACAGGCAAACGACATCAATTTCAAAATGGAAGATCAAGCCGTAACAATCGAACCTAACGCTGGTGGTGACACCGGTGGGTCTTCTGAAAATGAAGATTTCGGTGGAGAGGAAATGCCTGAGGAAGAAGGCGGTGAAGAAACCGCAACCGAAGATGAAGAAACGACAGGCGAAGAAGGTGGCGAAACCGCTGCTGAATCTTGGCTGAATTGGTTCTAATCTAAACCAATCCACAAATAACATATCCCACAATTAATGTGGGATATGTTTTATTATGATTTATAAAGTTGGAGGAACGGATTTTTATGGATCAACAGAATGAACAACTGATGGACGATTCTCAGAATGTATGCACTAGTGTTCCTTATAATTGTTATTATTCACCAAGGAAAATGTTGAGGAAGTTTGCTTACAAGCGAGAAATAAATATAGATCAAATACTTTATGTCTATCTAACAAATAGTAACTCTCTTGTAGCGATCGAGTCCGAATATGACTTAAATTATATATGTCATAAAATTCAAACAAAAACAATTGTGTTTCAAGGAAGAGTCTTGAAACAAAAAGAAAAACAAAATCTAGTCGAAATATTAAAAACCGATAGAAAATTATATTTCGGTTGTTAAAAAATGGAGATAACATGGTTGATGTATCTAAATTTAATATCAATACACCGGTGAAGATAAAAATCTTAAATAATGGGATTTATATTCCTGAATTAAATACATATACTCCGCTGGAAACTTATGCGTCAGTAAATCAAGCTATATCAATCATGAATCGCGGAATAACGGTCGATTTTCCACAACAATCTGCAAAAAAAGAAATATCACTCAAAATTGAGGAAATATTGCTTGATTATGAAGATAGAAAAAATAAACTTAAAGATAAGTTTGGAAAAGTTGGTACAGATATCGATATAGCTCTAGATGTCGTTCAAGAAATTAATAATAAGAGTGATTATAAGCCGATAACTGTACACAATAAAGATAATATCTTTGAGTATAGAGATGTTGCTGAGGAAAATGCACGACAGCTTAGTAATCAACCACCGTTAAGTATTTTCGACGCAGACGATTATATCAGTGCAGACGAACGTATGAAACGAGCTGATCATACGAGAAAAGTAAAAGAATCTTTGACAACAAAAAAGAAATATTTGTTGGATGAGTTTACAGAACTTACCGATAGTATGCGAAGAGTTGCAAAAGATGCTAGATATTTTCTTGGGGATGATTCGGAACCGGTTGATGAAACAAATTATGACGATTTAAAATTATAAAAAAAATATATAAAAATAGAGTGTGTGGAAAAACCACACACTCTATTATTGTGTTTTAAATATACACCTAGGCTGCTTTCTTTGCCGCTTTTACGATATTCTTTACCGCCGAAGCTGCTTTTGCTACGCCTTCTAATACGTCAGCGTTAAGCGCCTTCAGGAAATGATTCGGTAATGCTACAGAAACTGTGTAATTTGTACCAACTTTTGTTTCTGTACCGTCGGGATTCTTAACAATACCCGACTCTTTGTTTTTGATCTTTAAAGCCGCAATAGGAGTCTCAACTAATGTGATATCCTTGCTCGTTCCTGGCCTCTTCTCCATAATCAAGTCAAACATCTGCTGACTATATTCGGTCACAACCTTATTTACCGAATCAGCAGTATGACCAGATCCCAATTTACCAGCCGTAGCTGCCGAAATTTCGGAATGTGTAATCGTTACTGTTGCCATCTTTGGCACCTCCTAGGATTTATTTTTGGGTATTCACGCATGATTATTAATACCTCATTATTATAATATATAAACTAAACAAAAATTCTAAAAATTTAATGCATATTTGGTTTCCGCAGTTTCTATTCTGGACCAATTGTCTGAATAATTTAAATCTAATGTTTTTACAAAGTTGTCTAAAAAGTTAAACCCTTCTTTCGTTGATCCGAATTTTCTAGAATCTGTACTTATTTCTAAAATTGTGTTATTTATATCTTGATAAATAAGTTTTGTATTTATTTTAATATCGTTTACAATTTCAGATTTTGTTAAAATATAATTAAATACTTCTTTCTTAGTACTGTTACCAAATGTTTTTAACACCGCTTCATTAATATTAAAATCTATATCTTTAAATTTTAATACTTTTATTGGAATGTCGACATCATCACTACTATTAGACATCATGTGTACGTGGATTATAGAATCATATTCACATTTATTATCCGTTGACGCTACAATATCCCTTAATTTTACATATATTTCTGGATCTATATCCCAAACATTTCGTGGCGATAACTGTTTTGTTTTGTCATAATTTCTTCTTTGTCTTGCGATAAAACTGTTTTCTCCTTTTCCACTAACCGTCTCCCTATAATACTTCTCTCCATGAGTGCTACAATAACTCAATTCCCCACCCGGCTTAACAAAATACTCAAAAATTTTGCGCATGACTGTTAAGTTTGTCGATTCGTCATCCGTGCTGTCGAGTAAATTAATTGAAGCGATTCCAATTAAACCCTCATCGATCTGTTCATGTTGTTTTACAGATAACATATTTTCCCCTTTAAATGTTAATTTGTATAAAATATACATATATACATATTTAGTTGTGTATCTCGGTATAATTTTATACGAATATATAATATATACTTGAGATTTAAGATAGAAGGAGCACCACTGTGGTAAAATTAGTAAGATTAAAGCTCGTAAATTTTATCGGAATATATTTAGGACTTGGTTTAAACGAAATAGAAATAGATTTTAGTAAATCTACCAATAATATCATACTAATATTGGGCAATAATGGTAGTGGTAAAACAACGATTATTAATGAGATAACACCACTTCCGTTGGAAAGAATGGGTTCTAGAAATAGTTCTCGTATTATCGATGGTGAAATCGGTATAAAAGAATTAGATCTATTGGTAGACGAGTTTGTGTTATATAAGATAAAAATCATATACGATCCGTCAAAAACCACTAAATGCTATATAGATAAATATATTGACGGGAAAGTTATAGAATTAAATCCGAATGGAAACGTTTCTAGTTATCTAGAAATAATAGAACACGAACTCAAAATGAAGAAAAATTATACGAATATCGGATACTTGTGTGGTAGCGATTCGACTAAAAATTTCGTCAGTATGAAACCGACAGAACGAAATAATTATATATCTGAATGGATGCCTGAGATTTCTGAATTTGTTGACGCTTATAGAAATTCTATGAAACTAATGAATAAACTTAAGCGAGATATCAATAATTATAATAAAGAAATCGGAGCAATGACATCTATAGATTATGAGTTAGAACTCAATCAGGTCAATGCAAACATATCTAATCTTTCAGACGAATTAAAGGAATTGGAATCACAAATCGTCCAACTAAAAACCTATAATAGCCAATTGGAGAAATATGTTAAAACCGATAGACAGATCGAAGATATGAAATTTAAATTCTTTGAAGCTTTTAACGTTGTTAAAAACTTGTCTGATAGGTTCTATGAGTATTGGAATAAACATCCACTTCCTGAAACAACATCTGGGAAAGAATTCCAGGATACATTGAATGTTATGGAAAAGGATATAAATCGTTTACAGAAAGATATCGAACGAATTGAAGAAAAAACCAATCTATTATCTGCAGAAATTGATTCGTATTCTGGAATGTTGAGTACAGATGAAAAGATATCTAATGCGGACTTATCAACCATTATTCAAACGATTGAAGCTAATGATTTCACATTAGTGAATATTAATCAGACTATAAAAGAATTTCAAGATAAATACGGGAACGAAGAAGAAACACGAATGTCAATATCTGTTATTTCAGACCTAAAGATTATTGTCGAAATATTGACGAATAAATTTATTCAATTAAACAATCTAGTTCCATTAGATACAATAGCTGATTTTGATAAATTGTCAGACAAGATTAACAGTAGTGTATCCGATATTAAAAAGATAGATGCGCTTATTGAAAACACAACTTCTAAACTGACACAAACCAATAATGAGATATATAAATATGAAAAGGGTGGGTTAGATGAACAGATACTTATGAAACGACCACAATTTTGTCAAACTGAATATTGTGGTGTTGTAGAGGAATTGATGAAGTATCTAGATCCAAAAGAAAATATAAAAGAATTGTATTCTGAGTCTGAAAAATTACAAAAACAGATATTTGACTACAATCAGAGAAAAGACGAAATTTCGGAATTTATAGAAAACTATAGAAAAATACACGTTATTTATGTTGAAATATGTGATTATTTGCATCAAAATTGTGAGAAAATAGCAAAATTTCCAATCCATTTTCAGAATTTCTTTTTAGAGAGCCCTATAAGTATATACACCCATATGAACGATTTAAAAGCTCTAATTCAAGATTTTACTGAAATCATGAGTTTATACGATAAGCGTGACGAATTAGACACAACTAATTCAGAATTAAAGAATATTAGAAAACTTATTGTTACTAATAAACAAATCAGTGAAAACTTAGAATATCGTGTTAGAGAATATGAGAAATTACGAGAAAAACGTACAGAATTATATTCTAATTTGGAAAAAGTAAATGATACATATCAGACATATAGAAATGCTCAATCGTTGTTAGAAGAACGTGATAAATCAACGTGTATGATAAATGAAAACATTATAAACGTTATGAATTATAAAAAACAGTTATTAAATCATCTTGAAGTAACATATATCTACAATTCAAATAAAAATTATATCGAAACTGTTATGGAAAAACGTAAACTTGAAATCGAAACATCACTGATGGAATTCAATAAAAAGCGTGATGAGATGACGACGTTCTATATTAGTAAGAAACAAATTGAAAAGATGCGTAATGAGATTCAAGAGAAGTTTGATAAAGTCGAAATACTGAATAATATATGGTCACCAAAAACAGGATATCCATCACTTAAAATTGAATCATTCTTGAATGAGTTGACTATAAGCACCAACGAAGATCTCGAGAATATGTGGGGATCTGAAATGAAAATCGAAGAATTTATTATTAACGAATCCGATTTCAATATTGTGGTAAATCGTTCTGGAACAAATATCGAAGATGCATCGTTGTGTTCACAAGGCGAAACGAAGACGATTAATACAGCGATAAGTTTTAGTATTATCAAATCAAATATTAATGAAGGCGGATATGATATATTACGATTAGATGAAGTAGATGGTGTATTTGATCAAGATAGACGTATTGGTTTTCTCGATATGATTCAGAACCGTGTAAATGAAATGGGTGTTAATACATGTGTTATTATTACACATAATAATGAATTCGAAGATATTCCGTGTGATGTAATATTATTACGGGGCGCGGATGCTAATTCATTGAAGATGAAGAATAAGAATATTCTTTATAAATATTAAAAAGGAGGTAAAAATCTTGAGAGTTCCATTAATGGTGTCGGGTCTTATAAATAAAAACGGCAATATGTATGATCAAGAGACCATTGTTGATTTTCAAACGGATAAACCTTTATTAGATAGATTTATGAAAGAAGGAAAAATTAAAAGTATAAATGGGGGTAGAACTTATGAGTAATGAAACAGAGTCAAGAGAAGAATTGGATGACATTTTAGTATATATTAAAGATATCTTTAGTCCATATCGGTTTGAAAACGTTAAAAAGCATTCGGTAGATGGAGATACTATAAAGATTTGGTATTATGATTGAAATAGTCTTCAACGTCGACTAGTTATATTTGAAAATGTTGTTGGGTATTCGGTATTGGATAAACACGATTAAAAAAATGACAGGTCTACCACAGGCCTGTCATTATAATTCTCTCATAAAATATTATGGTGGTACGGAATGATTGCGAACATTAAATCATTAGAACGACCCTAACGATAACATATTTCAATCATTATAAAACATGTCAGTGAATTTTCAAACAAACCTATACATTTAAATATAGATGAGGTGTGTTAATAAAACAAATGATTTATTAATCGTCTAATCGGTAATACATTCTTACGTGATGGCTCACGTTTGATAGTAATATCTTTAAACATTTGGTCTATCGCATCTTGTTGTATATGATTTTTCGGTACATTTAATTTCATATACTCTTGAGTCACTTCAAACTGTGATATCGGACGATATGGAACTGTTTGATGTTTTTAGTAATCATAATTAATACACTTTACCTCCTTTTTATTTTTAGAGTGGGAGGGTTGTTCTCCCACTCTATCTTATAAGTATAATATATAATCAAGCAATATAAAGAAGAGGGTGTTCAACCCTCTCCTTTATATTTTTGACGGTTTATAAACTCTATTCTATACCACGTAGTTTTCTGTGAGCATCTTTTCCACGTTGTTATGAATTTCGCAAATAGAAGCGTCGTATCTGTCGTAATATGCCTTAACTTTCTCAAAGAGTTTGTCGCTAATGTCATATTTGTTTAAACCTTTATTAATTTGGCGATCTGTATCTAACGGGATAAAACTTTGAGTCCACCCATTAAGTACAGTTTTATAGTTTTTGAAATCTAAATCACCCGTTACATCAACATTATTTGTATGACCATAGAGTTTGTTATAGATTTCTGTAACTATAGTTCGTATTTGTAAATTAACATCAAATACAGATTTAACTCTATCTTCCGGTTTAGCGTTTAAATAATCCTCATAAAGAATATCTGAACTCTTAAAAAGAATTGTAACTATAGCCGGATGAAGTTGTTTCAATTTGGTATAATCTACAATGGAAATTGCTGATAATAGATTATTAAATCGTTCCTGTAATATATTAAAACTATTGTTTCCTTGTGTAATCAATTCTTCAATCATGTTATCGAATGTAATCAAAAAGTTTTCATTTTCAATTTCTTCACGATATTGAAGTAATACATATATTGGAACGAGTTTATTGTAAACAATATGACTCAAATTGAATCGGTCTAATAAGATGTAAGGTGGATCACAATCGTTCTCTCTAACTTCTTTATAAAAACTAGAAATATCGTCCTTATCTGTGAGATGTACACCGTTTTTATAAACCCGTATATCAAGATCGATTATACCATATCCTTTAATCATCTGTTCTAGAGTTGTGTGTGATAAAAAGTCCAGTTTATCATTGTAATTTATACTAATGTTGCTACTGAGCTTTTGTCTAAGGATCGTTAAATCTGAGATGCTCCCATTTTCAATGAGATTTTTAATATATTTTTTATCATAAATGGTTCGTTCAAGACTCTCATAAATAGCGTGTAGTTCTTTTGTAAAGGCTTTTGCGTACATTCGTGGAAAATGAACTACAATCGCTCTCGGAACTTTTCTTGTAAAAAGCTCCACCTGCGTAGTTTTCCCACAAACATCGCCACCCTCGAAACAGACTATTCTGAGATTTGATAATGTTTCGTTTGCAAGCATTATAAAACTCCCGTTATAATGTGAATATTATATATTATTATGTTTTTACACGTAAGTAACATGTAAATATAAAAACAATTTTTGCAATTTAAGAGTTTCATCTATTTAACTATTCCAAACGTTTTGTGAATAGTTAACTTGACAAACTTCTCCTTAAACAAACTCAACACGGTTCCATTCCTCACCATGTGAGAAACAAAACAAATGTGTCTTTTTTTAAGCATTGCATTTTTAGTCACCTTACTTTTTTATAGGGGGTTCGTAACCCCCTATTTTTTTTTGTCTTTTTTCTAAGCAAAACAACTTAATATAAATATTTTTAGGAGAATATTGTAGTATGAGTAATATTTATTCATGTGAACGAAATATCATCGATTTAAACGCTGTTGATATGTTTTCAATAGAATCCTTTGCAACTCTTCAAAAGATTAGTGGAAATAAAATTGATGAAAAACGAAAAATGATTAGAGATATGACTCTAATAGAGTTTGACGTATGTTCTAGAAACGAAGCCATGTATTCTGGTAAAGATATAGTCGCTGCCATCGACGGTTCCGTATATATTCAAGAATTGGTTCAACGTGGTACGTGGTTTGGTGAATTAGATCACCCGGATCCAGGATGCAGTCGCGAACGTTTCTTAAGAGTAGATAAAGATAATATATCTCACAGAATTGGGCGATATTCACACAATTCAGAACGAATGATCGGTGATGTGTATTTAGTAGCACCAAAAGGTCATATTCCTTGGGATTGGATTCAATCTGGATCAAACTTATCATTATCTGTTCGAGTATTAACTCCGAACTATAAAGAAATGACAGACGAACAGACCGGACGACCATACGTTTATAAATATGGACCGATGCGAATGGTTTGTTTTGATATGATTAGTTCGGCCCCGGGTTTCAAAAGTGCAAGTATTATTTCTGATGTAGATTCATACAACGCCGCTGCAGCAGACGTATCTGCAGAAAACTGGAAAGGGATTAATGCTAAATGGACCGCTGGACGTAAAAAAGAAGAATTCTTACATCTATTAAAATCACAAGAATCTTTACCAATTTTGCAGGATGTTTATGGATTTGATATTTCAAAAGCCGATAAAATCAGTTATTCTCAAGAAGGATTGATTTCTATCGTTACTAAAAAAACACCAGAATATTCACAAACCATCAATATCCCAACAAATGTCTACAAAGTAAACCAAGTGTTGGGTGCTGGTAAATAATATAAAGAGGGCCAAATTAGCCCTCTTTATATTGTGTTTTAAAAACCATAAAACATATCGTCATCATCTTCGTCAGGAGGATTCAATGTTTTTATCTCAGTTTCAAGAAATAATTTAAGTAGATTATAGAAAATCGTATAGATTATGAAAAACACATCTGTATACAATAAGTTTATTAAAACGTTATCTAATAAAGATATTCTATTATGAGAAAATACAGATTCAAACACTATACTAATAACAAGTAGACAAAGCACTCCAATCGGTATAAATAATGCTAAAAATATTCGTTTTAGTAGATTAGCGTTTTCTATAAAATTTTTAAACAATTCATATAAACTCATAGATATAACTCCTTTATATGTATATTAGGTTGTGGCGAAACAAAATTATGAAAAAAATAAAGAGGGTAAATAAACCCTCTTTATTTTGTTAATCGGAGTCATCGTCTTTTAACAGATATATGAGAATCTCTCGACCAATAGATCTACCAACTATGTTTACGACTACCATGAATATGATAAACACAATCATTCCAGCAATAAAACTTATTGGTAATAGTGTTCGTCCTATCAGATATCCTCCAATAAAACATAGCATGATATACGTCAATAATGCAAAAATAGCATCAGACTTTCTCTTCGTTGAAGCCTTCTTAAATGCCTCTAATAATTCACTCACAAATAACCTCCAACGTTATTGTTTTTTAGTAGTTTTTCTCATCCGATCTTTTATCACAGGTGTGAGTTCTATTATATACATTATTAAAACTATCACAACTGGCGTTATAAAATAAGCCCACAATGGTATTTTAAATACAAGGGTTATAAATCCGTAAAGAATACCTATACCAAATGCTATAAACGTTATATGAACCATTTGTATTTCCCAAACATTGAAAAACGCATCTTTAAACGCTTCCCAAAATGTCATGGGCTTCTTATTTTTTGATCGGATTGATGATAAAACATTTACAATTTTGTTTAACATACATCATACCTCCTTTATGGATTTTTATGTTGTATAACTATCCATTTTTCTTTGTCTTTTTTACTCTTTGAACTCTTGAACAAACCGATAACTTTCCATACAAAATCTATCACTAAATCCGGTGATGGATCTTTATTACAATTTCCTCCTTTAAGAAATATAATCACTTGTTAATCGTAGCGTTTGTCTTGCGAATTCTTTCAACATCATCTCCTGTGTTAGTTCGTTAATACTTTCTGGACCATCCTTAAACGTCAGTTTAAGCACAATTGTCCCTTCTTCATAATTAAATAGACCATCGTTTTCAACAACACTTTCTTCAAATTGTATTTCGATATTGTACATATTTGCACCATATCCAAATTTCTTTGATCGAAAGAGTACTGTTATTTGTTCATATTCTGGCTCAATGAACGCGAAATCCTTGAATAATTGTATGTACGCGTCAATGTTTTCTTGTGGTGTATTTGATCGCGCTATGGTTTCTAACACACTAACAAACCCGCTTTTACGCTCATACTCCAATTTGTAATATGCGTCATTATCTTCTCCAGATGGTGGTTTTTGGTATACTACTAACGTCATTGATACAGATGTTGGTTTTTCCGATATATTGTTTACAAATTCATCAATGACACACCCATCAATCATCGAATAACTTTTCAATCGTTCACGTATGAACTCTTTTCTATCATCGACGTCTCGTATAACTAAGATATTAAACGAATCATCTTTTATAGACTCGAAATCATCCAGACGATTCATTTTTTCATATAAAGTATAACTTGGTCTACAGATTATACAATCTTTCCAATGACAGAAAATTCTGTCATCTTTTTCAGAATCATCGAATTGACTCATATAATTAATAACGTTTCTGATATCGTTATCATTCGATGTTATATCCAATTTAATGTGTGTAGAATTATCTATTCTCATATTTATAACCTCCATATACATAATATATAATTCTTAAAAATTATTAATATAAGAATAATAATTATATATGATATACGTGATTCACAAAGGTGAATAAATATTTAGACACGCGAGGTTGGGGAATTGTACATAAATGGAATTACAAACGGTAGTGAGAAAAAGTTCTTTAGGTCACATTTAGTTTCAGAACGTTTCTTATTACTTATAATAAAGGTTTTAGCGAGTGATATTGGTATTTCTCGCTTTGAATTAACTAATATTAAACGTTTTCTTGAAATAATCGACAGAGATTATTATTCAGTGAGTCCGAATATTATTGGTTTAATATTAGTCTGTGATTTACTCGTTAGTATCCGTTCAAAAAGTAACACAGGACCTAATGTAGATTCACTAGTATTTAAAATAAATAACATGTTAGTCGAACCGTATGACCAAGTTCGAGACAATTTAATTATTCCACAGATTTTAATGTCAAAGGATGAAGTTCCTGAGGCAGATTTGGAATTTGTATCTCTAACTATAGATAGAAATTTAAAATACGATTATATCCTGTCATCTAAAAACGATTTAGTAGATTTAGCAAATAGTATTGATTCTTGCTCGTTTACAGATTTTCCAGAACAATTGGATAAGTTTCGAGAATTACTGACAGATATGATAAATTATTTTAGAGCAACCGATTCTTCGGATAGAGTGAAACAGGTTGTACACACATCTGACGATTCGTTTATCGATATGTTGATGGAAACATATAAAACGATAATGAGTCCATCTACAGCGTTACAAACAGGTTGGCAAGCTTTAAATATTGCACTTGGTCCACGTCGTGGATTTGTTAACAAAAACGCTTATATTTTTCACGCAAACACAAACTCATTTAAATCTGCACTATTGTTGCACATTGCAAGAATGTTAAAAACGTATAATGTGGCGAAATTGATGGAAATATGGAAATCGACCGGTAGAACTCCAACAATATTGTTTATTGAGTTAGAAAACGATTTTGATGAAGATACAGAACGTCTATTCAAAATTGTTGTTAAGAAAGATATAGATAAAGTTGGTTCAAAAGAAGAACTTGAAAAGATATGGAATAGCGAATTTAATACTCATATGAAGGAGACAGAAGATGGGTATGATATAAAGCACCCACCGATTGATATAAGTTTCGTTCACGCTGATGCTATGGGTATAACTGTAGAGGGTATCGATGCGTTAATAGATACGGTTCAAGAGGAAGGGTTTCAAGTTGTTGCGTGTATTATTGACTATCTTGGATTAATAGGTCCGAGACGAAGCGATATAAATCGTGATACACGTATACAACTAGCACATATTGCAAACGATTTATTATCTTTAGCGAAAAACCGAGATATTCCGGTTATTACAGCACACCAAATCAACCGTTCTGGTGGAGCGGTATTGTCAAACTATAAAACACAGGGTGGAATGAACGCTGTCGCAAATCTAACGAACGAGTTTATTGGTGAAGCGTATGCGATTGAACAGGCTGTGTCGTGGTCAGCATTTATCGATATAGAAGACCACGATAGTCAAAAGTATCTTACATTTAAACTTAACAAATCAAGAAAACGTCGTTCTGAAGATGATATGTTTGTTATGCCGATCCATGATGGTATTATTATAGATGACGATATATATTCAGACACACCCAATAGTTTTGATAAGATTCCTAACGAAAGTGTTACAAACAATCCAGACGGAAATGTTATGGGTAAGAGAGGAATCATTGATATAAGGGATGAAGAAACTAGAAAACGTGCTAAATTAGCAAATGAAATTAAAGTTGAGAAACAAGAAGTGGAATCCATATCGAGTTCTCAAGGCAGAGTATCGTTATTAGATTTCTTAGATTTCAGAAACTGGTTCCAATATATTGAGAGTGTAGGATTAGACAATATCGCAACTTTTGCTGGTGGGTTTGATATGAATTGTAATAAAACTGAAACAATTGGTGAAACAGAGTATGTGTTTTTAGATAGGGACGTAAACGCATCCTATTTTTGATAATTATTGGGGGTGGACAAGTCGTCCACCCTATATTTTTTTTCGGTAACTCTTAACATTTTAATATAAATATAAGGAAATATGATGTGTTATGATTAGATATACAAATAGTATTGAAAAATTAGAACAAAATGATATAAAAACGTGGCAAACTGATGAGTTTACCAAACGGGATGTATTCTCGCTAGAAGCAGATACTGAAGATTCACCCGAAAAAGAAACAACCGACGATTTCGACATGGGCGACGACATGGGTTCCGATGAAAACGATTGGGGCGATGAAGGCGACTGGGGCGACGAGGGCGGTGATGATTTCGGTGGAGGTGACTTTGGAGGCGGAAGCGATACATCATCATCAGGTGGCGGCGATGACGGAGTAGGAGTCCATAAACTGGACATAAACAAGGGTTCGTCTTTGAACACCTTTACGCAAATTAATCAGAAACAATATTTAATTAAAGAATTAAATAATTTGTATGATTCAATCAACAATACAATCGACCAGTATAATTCTATGTTTGCTGATTGGTCTGAATTAGATCAGCTACGGGATTTGGCCGAAATTGTTGGTAAAGAAAGAAATGCTTTTATAATGCAACAAAATCCAGAGAATATCATTAAACTGCGACTATATCAGAGACAGTATGATACTTTGGTACGCAAAATAGCTGCTCTTACTATTGAATCTTCAAAGTAAAAAGGTTCCGATTAACAAACATTATTTTAATTTACTTTAATCTAAGGAGTAATTAATGATTATGAGCAATTCTCAAAATTTTCAAAATATTACGAGAGAAGATTGTGAGAAGGTTTATTCCGATCACTTAAGAGACCATAATCAAGGATACCATCGCACGATGAACAAGTTCGCTACAGAAATGTATCGACTTATTGGTGAATCACCGTTTACCGTTGAAGGATGGAAAAAAATCATTGATAATGATGGTTTTTATAACAAAGCAAAAGCCATATCTATGGAACTATTCGCAGGTGATCGTGTAATGTCAAATCGTTTCGAACGATTGCTTGACAATACACGTGACGTATCCCGATCAGTAGATCGTAATGGATTCGGTATTGAAGGTTGGGGTGGTGGTACAGCTGTATACGCTTCATCTCTCGGTTCTTTCGCACAAGGTACTACACCGTTCATTATCGGTGGATGGTTGGCAACTGCTCGATCCGGAGAAATTTTCCAAAATATCGATAACCAAAACAAAATGCGACTTGAATTCGAATATAATATCGACTATTTGCAAGTTGGAGATCGTGAATACTATTTCCCACATGCATTCCGTAGTGGTGATATTGCCGGATTCAATAAACTTCCGTTAGTAGACTGGGTTTCAGCTAACACCGTTGGTGGTGTTTATACAGCTCCGGAACCATGGTGTGGTGATGACGGTTATATTAAACTCGGTTCAACACCTGGTGTTGCATCAGCAGCAAAAGGTAACTTCCTTGAAGTTTCTAAGTTTAATAAACAAAAGAACGGTATCGAACCGAACTGCCGATTCACAGGTATCAAGTATCTTACAGATACAACTGATCCTACCAGCGAAGTTGAAAAACGTGTTCAATTACACTATACGATCGCAGCTGGTCCTACGAACGAACGAGTTTTCCGTGGCGATTATGTATTAGAAAACATTAATGTTGGTGGAGATGTACGTTCAGTACCTTTCTCATACTACATGTCACTCAACCTCGATACAGGTGATTTCACAATCATGACCTCAACGGGTGATGCTGCAACAAACGAAATCATTAAAGGTATCAAAGTAGAACTTCGCGTATCGAATATCGCTAACGAATTTACGAACATCCCAACAATGGGAACACGCAAATTCCAATTTATCCGAGAATGCGAATATCGTAACTATTCAAAAGTTTCGCTCAATGAATACATGGCAGACAACTTCTCCATTGGAACAAGTAACAACATTTCTTATGCGGCTTATGCTACAGACAAAATGTTGCAAGCTACTGTATTTAACCAAGAGCTCGAAGCTGAAGAATTCTTAATCAACGATGTATTGTATGGTAATGTTAGCCTTGATTCTCTCGTACTTACGAAGAAAATGGGTGGATTTATCAATACATCTCTTTCGTTCAACGTTAACCGTTTTGCACCTGGTCTTGAATTACAAGATTACAAATTCGGTCTTAAGAACTATATCAATAAAGTTCTTGCTACGGCTGAAACAGATCTTAACATTCCTGCATCAGTTAAACGCGAATGGATCTTGTTGGGTTATGATAGTTTGGTAAGTGAATTCCCAGACATCAAGTTCGAAAACACAGCATCAACATTATCAGACATGCAATCAGATTCACAAACAGAAAACTTCGGTTTTGCAATCGAACGAATCGGTTATATCGATAATTTCGGACGACATGTGCGACTTATCGGTAACAATGACTCACGATGGCGAGATCGTGCACCGAGTATCTACGGTACATTACGTACTTTCAGTATGGAATATCCGTTCTTGGTATATTATCCGCACGCAATCCGAATGTTCAACGCAATCGATGCAGATATGCCTAACCGAACGGCTATCTACGTTGGTGGTCGAGAATTCCGTGGAAACTTCGCTACTGCAGCTATTCAATTGCAACTCAATGGTGTATTGGATCATACAAACGTTCCTCTCAACACATACGAGAAACAAGTGGAAGACGCAAAATCGAACTACACGTACAAAGAACTTCCGTAACGTTAGAACTATATATAATACTGGGGAGAAATCCCCAGTATTTATTTTATGTGAAAACATGATAATATATTAATAATGAGGAGAATCGAATGGATTTAAACATAGATTACAGTACTCAACAAGTTAAAATTGGAAAATCCATAAATAAACATCTATTGGGAAAACCATATATGGATACCAATCTTGTTGCACAAAAGACATATGAATCATACAATTCGATCTGTTTGGCGTTACAGGATATATTCGATTTGGCCAAAGAACTTGCAGATGAAAATCTTGAAAAGTTTAAAAAATTTAAATCTCAAGATGGATATAAAGAACTTATCGAAAGATTTAAAAAAGAATCAAAATTAACTGGAATCGGATATATGAATATCCCATATTACAGCAAAGATAATGCTGATGAAGAGATAAAAGACTTTTTAGATAAAAGTTCTTCGGTAACAGATTTTGGTTCTTTTAACAATACATTTAGACAAGTGTTTAAAAATGGAGATATTACTACACTTTTAAACCATGAAGAATATATCAATAAAGTAAACAAACTTCGCATGGATTTAAACAGTCGGGGTGAGAATGGTGAGAATGGTATAGAAGGAACACCTAATTTGTTTATCAATATTGATATCGAAAACGATTTTGAATTTTATCACAAATCGTCCGAATATTTTAAAAAAGGATTTCCTTTTAAAATCAGACCAATTCTAGTCGATTTTGCACCACTCGATACTGTGAATAATATCAATAACACATTACCTATTATAAGATATGATGTAAAAATTAGTATCCGTGATATGATAGGTTGGTTTCATGACTATTATCATACGTATAAAGGTGAGACCATTATAGAGAGTCATGAAAGCACAATTTCTCAATATGTTGATATTTTAGCACGGGAAATATGCTTAAGTGTTCTTATAAATTGGAAACGTATTAGTAACACGTGGTCGCGATTTCACGAAAAACTTATGACTGAGCATAATAAAATGATGGAATCTAGTTATCTTGCTTCTCTTATCGGAAAAATATCTTATTTATCAGATCTAAAACAACCTATCATCAAACATGAACAAATTGTTGATCTTTTAAACGATATAAGTGGTGATAAAGGTTATGAATATCATGATAGATTAGATTTGTTACGAGATATCATGTATGCGTTTGGTAGAACCGAATGGGATAATGAGATCAAAGACAAACGCTCATACGTTATGGCACAGATTACTAAAACTGTATACGAACATATGATTTCATATTTTTATGAAGACGCTACAGAAGTGTATTTCAGAAGAATAAAAAATACAGAAGTTCCATCTTTCAGAAGAATGGGTGGTTTTAAATATGATCTTACAGAACTTAGAATGGGTATACAAATCTTAACAGATGAAAATATTAAAGATTTTTTCCTATTTCATTATAATAATACTGTAAAAGATCGTGAAGTAACCAACGAAAATTTTAATGAAAATTACACAAAACAGAAAATGAAAGCGATTAGAGCTAGGCGAGAAGCTTGGATATTAACTTATACAATTCTAAGCATATTGTTTGGACTGAGTAAAACATTCGAAGCTGTGCATGATAGGTCTGAATTGTCTGGAAAAATTAAAAGACAGTTTATAGATTTTATAAGAGAGCATATATCTGTGTTACGAAACATGACGTCTGAAATCGGATTCTGTATGTTTAATGATAGTTATGCCACAAGATTAAGCCGGACTGTGGGCGAATACGATATTCTTAACCAGATATCAGAAAGATTGAATCTTATAATCAACTCTTTTAATTTTGATAAAACAGATTTATTTAGTCGTATTTCTTTAAAAACAAGGAATGATTTTGATAGATTTGTTGAAAAATATTCGAAAGATATGGGATATTCTGAAATGTCGTATTCTGAAATATTGAATACTAGTTTTCAATTACCAATATCGTTTAATCTGGATGACATTGGTAATATGATTGGTATGCGGGAGCATATGGGTAGTACTGTGTTTAATAGACAAATATTATCACGTTTAGAAGAATTGGAAGTGGTTCCTAGACAAACACAATATATTAATAATTAGTTATATATTATCTTATAAAGGAGTACGGGTTTGTTTCCGTAATCCTTTATATTGTCTGGTGTTAAAAAGGAGATTATAAAATATATGGGAAACAATCATGATAATTTTAATAAACTTATGAATAATGCATTAAATTTTGGGTATAATATAGGTAAGATGAATATTCAGAATGACGCTTACAAATCAGATTATATGAGGGAAAATGATATGATGAAAAACGTTAGAAATGGATTAATTGTTGTAGGGGTTACAGTAGTTGTGTTCAAGGTGGTTGTACCAGTTGTTAAAGGAATTAATTGGTTTAGAAAAACTTATAAGGAAATGAAAACACAGGATTCTGTTATAAATGTTTCACCTGATAATCGAGGTGAAGAAGTTATAAATCCTGTAGAATACAAAATCATTCCAAGAGAATTATGGGACCGATAATATAAAAGGGTGGAAAACATCCACCCTTTTATTTTTTTTTAAACTTTAAAATTTATTGCAAACATATTGATTGGGTCTCCAGAGGTATCTCGGATTTCTTCAGTGCGGTCTTGTATTTTTTCAGGATCATCGACGTTAATATCCCCAGTATATTCAGGATAATCGTCTATATATGAATCCGCAACCGTATCGACATGTATATCTTGTTCTTTTATAACAGGAGTTATATCGAAATCGTCTATATAAATATCGGCCCCAACATTTCTGTGAGAATTTATATTTTCATCGATTACACCTTTTATTCTATTGGACAACCAATCGTTATTGAATAATTTTTCTTTCATATCTTCTTTCATAACTACTCCATATTTGTTACCCATAACAAAATCCATTTGTGCTCGTTTACCAGTGGTTTTATTCAATTCCATAAGATCGTCTTCAGATAAAAATTGATCGAGTCTACTATTAAAATAAATATTATCGATATATTTACCCTTTGTTTTACAGAACATAACAAACCATCTTGTATATAGGTATGCTATAAGTAAGTCATCGTGTCCATCTGGAGCGTGGTCTATTCGTCCAGATTTTGTCATAATTAGATCAGCTATTTCACCAATTATGGTCGAATCGTAAATCTTATGACCGTGTTCTAGTATAGAAATACGTAATATATCTCCATAAAATAAAGCACGTATATTTTTATCCATAAATACACCACGTTGATCTTTTTCTTCATCGAGGTATATTCTTGATGAGCGTATACCGTTCTCATAAATAGTTTCCAAAACCGGTGTACCAATAGAGTTACGTTCACCAACCAATACTGATTCTGGAAACAAATATAATAAAATATAAGCAACCGCTCTAGCAAAACGATTAATACTATATTGATTTACACGCAATGTACAAACGACTTCAGAATTCGTAACATCTAATCCAACCAAAGTCGAATAGTCTCGTCGAACGTTTCCACCAACGTCCATACCAAACACGATATGTTTGGAATCGATTTTACATTGTTCAGGATCTCGATAATACTTCAACACATATATCTTATCAACCATAACAACTTTTTCTGGCTGTCGTATTTTGGTCATAAGTTCTTTAACTCGTTCATGACCTAATGGGTGATCTTCCGAAGAATCAGACCAAATATTTAATACGCCACGGTTAAACTCATCTAAACCAGGCATCAACGCTTTCATTTCTTCAAGATATGTGACCGGTTTAGACAATTCATCCCATGAATATTCTATTCGTAAAAAGTGTTGTCCAGTATTATTATATGTTATATATTCGCGAATAGCCAGTTTATCAAACCCTATAACGTTTCCAAAATTATCATATTCGACCATATCGTACAAGTGTTCAGTAAAAGGTGCACTAGATTGCATAAAATCGTGTGCCCATTTACCAGATTGGGAACGCTTGTTTCCAGCGGTTGTAGACATGACGATATGATGTGGTGACCCGTTTACTTCAGCTATTTTGGATACTGTTGAATATGCGGGAACAGCAGCCCCGTATTGTGTCCAAATATAAGGAATAAACGCGATCTCATCATACCATTGACCCATAGTAGACATACCACGACCAACGTTATTGGCGGCTTCTTCGTTCATTCCTGGGGCTTTTGTCATTATAGTATTTGTGTAATCACCAGGTCTATATACAATAGATTGTACGTTATCAGTATCCATATTTGATTTTAAATTCAAATATTTTGGTAACGATTCTCGAACGTCTTTTACACGTGATAAGTTTTGTGTGGCCAATCCAGCATTTTGTGCAAAGAATGCACCATTAAAGTTTTTGGCTCCCCAATATATCAACCACGAATAAAATACAGATATTGTATAAGATTTATAACATTGACGAGGTAAAACGATAAACGCCTTCAAGTTATTATGTAACGACCATAATATAGCTAAAGTACCTCTAGTCAATTCAAAGTCCGATTTTATATCGGTCATTGGTATTTTTACGATTTCTCTATAATAATACCAAGGATTCTTTGAAATTTCTATATGGACTTTTGTTTTTTGTACAGGCGTTAACGAATCTTCGTCTAATGGATCAATATCAGCTAACGATTCATCATATAGCTGTAAGAAAAACATGTTGTTTTTTATGCCCATTTCTTTCAAAATATAATGCATTTTCAAGAAACTGGTATTTTTAGTATTATAGTGTATCATATATTAGATTATTCTAATTTTAAACATTATAATATAGTAAAACCTTTATTTTGGAGCATTTTATGGATAAAACTGAATATAATACTAATACTGAACAAACAGATAATCTAAATATGAATATGCTGGGTGATATTTTAGATCTTATAAATCAACAAACCGCTACAGTTGAACCGGAAACGAACCCTATCGACAATGTTGCTTTTTTTATAAACAAATTTCTAAATCTTCCGGACACACAATCATTAGAAGACAGATCTATTTATATAAACCCAGATTTAACAGATTTTGATAGAGAATATTTGTCAGTATTTACAACCCAATTGGGTTATCATTTATCACGAAATTTGGGTATAGATTTTGCAGATGGAGATATTTATCTTTATTATGCTGTATATAAAATATTTGTAACTCGGTTTATAGATTATTTTGTGTATTATCTCAATGGACTTCAACAATTGGATTATGAATTCGTAGACGATATACCAAATTATCAAGAATTACATTTTGAAACTTTTAGAAAAAAAAATAACGGACTGGCATTACACCAGTCCGTTAGTGAATACATTGACTTCATACTAGAATACGGCCTCTGTTTTGGCAACTGGTTCGAAATTATATTGTTAGAATCAAATGGTAATGTTGAGGCGTCGGCGCTTTATACTGAGCAAGTCAATTATAGATTGGTTCTCGATGATAAATTCCTCGAGATCAAACTTAACAAAATTGTATCTTCGCTTAATATAAAGAACGTTATTATCTCTAGATTTATTGAAGTCAATGGGTTTCTTTCCGGAACTGAAGTTCTTGATAACTGATTTCAATTCTTCAGCCGGTTTTAATTGCAATATTGCTGAAATTCGTAACGCTGACATATTGTAATATTCGTTCGTTACAAACTTTTCAAAATCTTCTTTAGTTTTTTCGATTTGTGCACGTACTAATTTATCATAATTCGTGACATTTCTGGTAAAGGATTTTTGTGCATCGGTTTTATAAGCTAATGGAACTATCCGTTGAGCTTTTGGACCACCGTTATAAACCATAAATTTGTACTCTTTATCAGCCCAAGTCGTAATATCTTTGAAGAAATTTATAGTCAATACCATACAATATGTGTGATGTGTATTGATATATTTATCATTTTTTGGACTGAATATTTGTACAAACCAAGGATCTTCCAAATTAGCTGAATTAAGCTGACTTGGACCAATATCTACTGTTCCGTTCGGATTTTTGTTGTAATAATATTTAAAGTTAGCGCTTTCGACAACCATTAAAGAATAAAATTTAAGTCTCAATTCGCTATCGTTATCGGTATAAAATAGGAACGCATCGGAGAATTCATCAGGAATTCGTTCTTTATAGAATTTGAATTCCAGTCTTCCTCGATTTTTTTCATAAAATTCTTTTACCTGAGTACTAAACTCAGCGTAAACAATAGAGATAGTTAGGATAAACATTAATCCTAACGCTACAATCTTTTTCATAATATTTCTCCTACCCATAAAAAATTATATTGCAATGTTACCTTTAATATAATATATAATCTAAATAAGTAGGAAGTGTTCAGATTTCTTAAACATTATTATATATTACTAAGAATTATGAGAACATATTCAAAGTTTTTATAAACTTAATTGTAAATATAACATTAAATTTTGCCAAAGGGAGGTTTAGACTATGGCATATGATGATAGTGGTTTTGGTATAACTAGTATCGAACTTCGCGATGAATCGATCCGAACAGTGCCGCAAACTACCGTATTGAGCATAGTTCCTTCGTTACATCCTGTATTTTCATCCGATGGAAAAAATGGTGTACTCATTGAGATGGACGCAAATGCTACACTATTAGATAAATATGGTTCAGACTTTGGTGATATTAAAGCATACGGTCAACAAAACTTAAACGTACAAAATGTTTTGTCGGCTGGTGGAACAGCGTACGTTTGCCGACTTCTTCCGGAAGATGCAACTACAGCACACTTAGCGATTAGCTTTGGTATCAAAAAAGAACAAGATATCCCAGTGTACAAGCGCGATATCTACGGTGATTTCCTCAAAGACGAAAACGGAAATAAAATTCCTTTAACTGTAACTGTGATGGAAACTGAAACCATAGAAGACCCCAATAACCCTGGGGAATACATCGATCAAGAAGTACCTGTTGAGAAAACAGTAACGATGGACGGATTCAAGATTAAAACGTTTGTACAAAACGTTACACCTGAACAGTTCAGTATGTATAATACCACAAACAAACTTTCCAGTTTCTTTAAAAATAATAAACCGGAAGTTGATGGGTATAAAACATTCCCATTGTTGTTTATGGCATACTATGCAGATGGTAGATGTGGTAATGACTACGGTCTACGAATCATTAACGATATAGTTCGAGATGAAAGAGTCAGTGATGGTCGACGCTACGAATTATTCTTAGTCAAAAAGACCAAAGCCGGAGCAGAAACTTTAGCAATTGGAAACGATTTAGCATTTTCGTTTAACCCATATGCCGTAGTTTCAAGCACAGTACCGGTAATCGAAGGTCTTCAAAAAGTATATCAGAACTATGATGGAACTGTTGAAAAACAAATCCGAATCGATAGTTTCCAAGAAAATTATCAAGAATTGTCCGATTATATTACAGAATTGTTAGCAGAACCGCTCAACATTAGCGTAGAAAGCGAAGAACTTGAATTACATTATCCGAAAACAATGAATGATTTCGATTTTGTAAACGGTCTTCAAAAGAACGGTTATGTATATGATAACGTGGTTGTTGATGAAACATCTGCTGATTTATCAGTTCCTAAATATATGACTGGTGGAACGGATGGAGAATTCGAAACATTAACTGGTGAGGAATTAGAAGCTTCGAAAACATCGTTGCTTAAGAAATTCTTCAATTGCCAAATCGATACAAAAACGATTACTAACGTACTTAAATGTGATTCTGGTATCGTTTATGATGCTAACTATCCTATGGAAGTTAAACGAGAAATGGCTAATCTGTTACAAAATCGTCGAGATCTTAACGTTGTTTTTGACTGTGGTTTTGAAGAAAATATTCATAATGCTATCGCTGTTGCTAAACAGATTCGTGGTTTTATTCCCGCCGAAGGTAGCGAAAACTTTGCAATTGTGCCTCACTGTGGAACAACTGTGGACCGAGCAACTAACGTTCGTGTAACAGGTACGTATGAATTCTCATATGGTTTAACAAGATTGTACAAAAATACACCTTTCGCATTGTACGCCGGAAAACCGAAAGATTACGGTTGTGTACGACGAATGATTTTTGACTGGGTTGTTGAAGAATCAATTCCGAAGGGATTAGAACGAAAACTCGCTGAACAAAACTGTCTCTATTGGGCAATGGATTTTGGTAAAGCTATGTCGCACGTAGCTCCTGATAACTTAACAGGACGAAACGTATATTTCTACTCGAACGCTAACCTTTATACAGAACGAGTATCTAAATTAGCAGAATTTAGAAACTCAATGATTGTTAACGATCTTCGAAGGATGATGAAACTTGTCTTATGTAAATATACATTTGATACAGATGGTGCTGATTCAGCTATAGCAGCTGCCCATACAGAAATGGTAAAAACAGCATCCACACGTTATCCTTCAAACGTAGAAATGGTTTTCGACTTACACCAAACAAATCGCGATCGCTTAATCAATCAAGCTACTTGTGTTGTTACAGTGACATTCCCCGACATCTTCGAAAAATGGAAGGGTGTGATTATTGTTAAGCGAAATGAAATAGAGGAGAACTAATAAATGGCAAATGAAGTAAAAACGGGTGATCGATTTATTCATGGAATATTCCAAAAAGATGAGACATCGGGTTATGGAGTTGGTGGTATCAATGGTATGCAACACAATTTCTTGGGTTGGAAAAATACTACAGTCGGTATCGCTTCTTCAGTATTCGATAATTTATTGACACAACACGGTATTACTACGTATGATCCAAACTATATTGGTGCTCTTGAACCTATTCGTGCAGGTCGTTTCTTAGTCAAATGGCTTCGAGTTCCTTCATTCTTTGATCCTATTGCAATAAGCTATCTTAAGTTTTTCTTAGAAAACGCTGTTCGTGAAGTATCTGGAATTACATCTAACTCATTAGATTCATCTGGAACTGTAACATGGGGCGGAAACCAACAAGAAATGGATTTCCCTGGTAGTATGAAACAAGGTAACAAAACCGTTACATTGACAACACTCACGTGTTCCGGTGACGGTTTAGGTAAGATTTATAGATACTGGCAATACGGTATTACCGACCCAGTTACTGGAATCCACCACCTATACGGTAAAGATTTACGCTTTATTCGTCCTAACTATTCTGGTTCTCTATTGTATGTATTCCTTGGTCCTACAGCTCGACCTGGTGACATTGAATATTCATGTCTCTGGCACGAAGTATGGCCTTCAGGAAACGATCAAAAAGAAATTTTTGAATCGACTGAACTCGGTAGCGATACAGCAATTTCTGAACGACAAGTTGAATTCAATGGTATTTTCCAAGATGGTCCCGAATGTGATATTTTGGCTAAATACGTTGTTGCAAGTGCTGGTTTAGCGGGTCAATCATACTTTGATCAAGTTCTCCCTGCATATATGTATAAATATATCGATGGTATTCGACGTGGTGCTTCCACAGACCAAGACGGTATTGTATCTGGTATTTCTATGCATCAACAAGATAAATTGGAAAAAACAGCACAAGCTGAAACGTATACAGAAGAAGTTCTCAAAAATCGTGAAGAACTTATGGAACGATACGGATTAAATAGTGCAGTTGTACCTTCTAAAGTTATGACAGTACAGAAAAATATTGATGATGTTAACGCGTTTAACACACAAACATTTCAACCGTAAATAATTTAATAGATCTGGGATTAATTTCCCAGATCTATATTTTTTACCTGAAAACATTTTAATATATGGAAAAGATTTAAAATAGGAGCAACTGTTATGTCTAAAAGACCTAAGAATCCCAAAACCGATGAATTTTCTTTTAGTTTTGGAGCAGATGATGAGTTATTTCCTTTAGACACCTCATCAACAGGAAGCAAAAGAGACACCAAAGCTCCTAAGGGAGTTCGTGGTTATTTAAAGAACGTTTCAAAATCGGTTAAAAACCTCGGTATAGCTACAAGTAAAGTGTTATTACCAGACGCGTTTAGTTTAGCGGATGATATAAAATATTCAATGGGTGATTCTAATGTTAGTGGTAAGATCAAAGGTATCGTTGGTGGTGTTAAAACCGCTGGTAAGATAACTAAAGATGTTGCTAAATCTATTGTTGATGATGCTAAAACTGCGGTTAAAACTGGTTATTTTTATAAATCAGAAGAAGATCAGTATGATTCGTTGGCTACTGAGTTTTTCGGTGATGATTTCGGTATGGACGACTCTGATATGGGAAGTGGTACAGATGGAGATTTATCCGATTTTGGTAGCACAATGGGTGGTATTTCTTCAGACCTTGATAAATCTGTTAGAAAATCACAAATGTCTACTTCTAAAATAAATATATCATTAGCACACAAACAAATGGGTGTTACTGCTGGTGTAGCAGAATCACAAATAAAACATCAATCTAAATTATTTGGACAACAGGTTGAAATAGATCAATATTATCATCGACAAAAGATGCGTGCTATGTCAAATATTGCTACGAATGTTGGAAAAATTGTTACACAAAACAACATGTCGATAAAAGCACAGATGGAATATTCTGCAAAAAGTTTGGCATTTACACAAGACTTACACGCGATGATGAAAGAAATACGAGATGCTCAATGGGCTATGACTAAACCTAAGGATAAACGTGGTGGCGGAATGATCTCTTCGACATACGAAAAGATATTCGGTCGCGATGGAAAAGGTTTCAATGTCGGTGAATATATGAAAAATCTCACCGGTGGCGGTGGTCAATTCGGTATGATTAAAGACCTTTTCAGTACAACTGGTGATTTGGGTATGAAACCCGCCGACATGGTCAAAAGTATGATTAGTAGTTGGGCGCTTGAGAGTTTTGTTGGGTCTATACAATCAACAGAAACAGCTAAAATGTTCGAAGGATTGAACGAACGTATAGCTGGTGCACCAGGTATGTTAAACCGTTTGGC